CCGTCGATTTCATTTTGAATTTTCATACGAAAATCAAACGTGTGAAAGATTATCAGTTGTGCCGAAATTATCGTTCGACGGAGGCGATTGTGACGATTGCAAATTCGGTGATGCGATTTATTCCCACGTTGCCGTTTAAAGAGAAAATGATAGCGTACAAAAAAGGAGGAAGAAAGCCAGAAGTTCACTATTTTTACAGATCATCAGATGAATGTGATTGGACAGTGCGTTCGTTGGAGAAATTAGTAGAGCAATCTAAAAAAGAGAAGAAGGGTTTCACGTTTGCCGTGTTGTCTCGTTATAATTCAGATCTGTTTAAGATTGAGGAACGACTCCATCTCAAAGGGATTCCTTATCAGCTATGTACACAATATCATCCTGACACAAATCCAACCAGTCATCAGATTACGTTGGCAACCATTCACGCCTCAAAAGGTCTAGAATGGGACATTGTTTTTTTTATGAATTTACATGATGACGTCTTTCCCTCTAGAAAGGGAGATGCAGAAATCATATCAGAACGTCGTCTATTTTATGTGGGGGTGACACGAGCCAAGTTAGGGCTCTATTTGACGTATTCGCGGCAGGAGAGAGCGCTTTCACGATTTGTCAGAGAAATCCCTCGTCCGTTTCTTACCTTTCATAATGTGACGTCCTTCACATTAAGTACAGTAGAAGCAACTTCACAGATGATGAGTGTGGAGGATATGATTCGTGGATTTGATGGGGCGGATTGGAACGAATTGCGCGAAAAAGGTCATGTTCCTCATATTATCCAGCATACGACGGAAGCCATGTATCCCTTTGGATACACAGCGTCTATGCCAGAATGGGTGAGGGTGCATGATGCGAGGGAAACGTGGTTAGAGATGATGAGGTTGGTGACGTTGCGTGAGTGTGCTCTTCATCAAAATCAATTAGAGACGTTGTGTACACCAGAAATCAAAGAAGCCTTATTGACATTGCGGATTTACAGAGAGGATAATGAGTTTTGGGAGTTGTATGAGGCGGAATTGGAGCATTTGGTGCATCATTTTATGAAGCATACCATTCAGATGCCTGCACTCGATTATGGGGATTTGGATACGTATGTGAAAACGAGGATGCCGCATCTTACGTGGACGACACAGGAAATGTCACATGCGCTTGTGATCATAGCTAAGATTCGTGGACAATTACGTCCGTTGCGTCATGCTGGGTTTGATTTGAACGAGTTTACGTTTGGAGTGGTACGAAATTCGGTGCCGACGGAACTACGCCCTGAAGTATTGGCGAGCTGGCATCATGTCATCGATGGTACGAAGAAGACCCATGACATCATGGGAGACATGTGGAGAATTGCGTCGATTTCATCCATTATGGAAGGAAGAAACATACCATTGTATCAATATGCTACGATTCATTCATATCTAGTGGGGAAGGAGCAGCAAGAGATGGTTCGTGTGATAGAGAATGTGATACCGTCATGGATTATTACGCAGGACCGTCCAACCTTTCACTATTTATTCGAAGCGGAAGGGATTCGTCCCATTCGATTTGATATCATGACGGAGAAGTGTGCGTATTATTTCTTTTTTGATCCAGCCTTTGTACCGTCGATGGAGGATAAGATACTACTTTTATTAAAACAGTATGCTTATGAAGAATTATTTGATCGTTCGTTAGAGCAGATTGGTTTTTTGAACATGTCGACGGGAATGGTGGTTCAATACAAAGTGACATCTACCATACGCGCGCAGCTAAGCCAGATGTGGAGACACCTACAAACGAAGTACCATTTGTACCAGGAAAGGTAGTGCTTCCATAACCTTTAATAGGACGTTCTGCATCTCGATAGGTAGTAGGAAGGGCGCCACCAGGTTGTTCGATGGGCCATTGAGAAATAATAGCTTGACGTGTGGGTTGCACTTCGTTGACACCGCCGTGGGGCATGGGTTCACCGCGGGCAGAACCGGTAGGAAGGGCGTAGTATTTGTCGGCGCCATAACGGTCTTGTTTGGTGGGATTGTTAAAGAGGCGTCCACTTCGTTCAAAATATTTGGAATCATTTTCGGATCGGCACGTGTAGACATCGGTACGAAGAAGGGCTTGGGGCATGGATAACTCGCTTACAAATGCGGAAGAGATTGCTTTTCTTTCAGGAACAGTGCTACCAGGAACGTATAAGTCGCCATATTCTTTGGGAATATACTTTGTACTAGGGCACCATTTATCAAGAGGGTGGTCAAGGGTGCGAAGAATAGATTCTTTATCAATGTTATTGGCGTAGCGACCGGGTGGATAAAATTCACCACCTGTTGGAAATACCATATTATGGGGGGGAAGTGGTGCTTCAATCATGGGAGCACTTGTCACGTAGTTTTTACAAACTTTGACCCAAGGACGAAAATCTTGAGGCAATCCCACTTTTTGTTGTGGAAGAATGTGTCGTAACATTTCAGTAGGGTCCCAATGTGTTTTTAGGCAGACGGGTGGAAAGAGATTACCCTCTACATTTTGAAAGGGATAGTGACTGGCATTCGACGTCTGACTCATTACTTAATCAAAATATTAAATTTTAGAAATATGATTCATTGTGTTGAAAGGTAGGCTATAAAAAGCCAATCATTATGTTGCAGTTACCTTGAAGTCTGACGCAATAGAATTCGTAGGTGCATTAGAATTTGATGCATTATTTGGATCATCGGCTGAAGTAAAGGCTAAATAGGGTGTTGCATTAGGATTATTAGGAATGGGTAGGGTTGGATTGCTACTCCATCCAATAAGGCGACTTGCTTGACTGACTTCTTCTTCAATATTAATAATAGCATTCCATTCATTTATCAACTGTGGGAAGGGACTAGAAAGCCATACAGGTGTAATAGCAGCATCATCATAATAGATTTTAAAGGTAAGACGATCTAATTTTCCAAGTGGAGTATCAAAGGTAAGTGGATTTTGAAAGAGTGTTTGCGATTCACCTGATTTACCAACACCAGTAAACATAATTTTAGCAAACATTAATTGTACTTGTCCTGTCGTTTCATTTGTAATGGAATAATCTTCAGGCATAGCAACATCCATATTATTAAATCCCATTTCATCATTAAGGGACATAAATAAATTGTTATTAAAAGGAGGTAAAATAGAATTCACTGTACTGGTAATATTATATCCTAGATATGGATTAAGTACACCTAGACGATATGATAGTGTATTAATAACGGTATTAACGGGAAGACAGGAATACCATGAAGAAATGAGACTTTCTATTTCTCCACAACATACATCTGTGCAATAACATTGGGCTTCTAGATCGCAATATTTACAGCAAGATGGATCGCTACAGCTGCATTGACCATTGCAATTATCTGATGTTGGAGTTGCTGTTATTGTATTAGAATTTTCTCCATCACCCATTACATTAACAGCACGCATAGATACTACATAAGGTGTACCATTGATTAGACCAGGGATAGTAAAAGGAGAAGTAGTTTCAACGGGTCCTTCCGTCTTTTTATTCCATGTTATTTTATAACCGATAATAGGTATGCCTCCATCCGAAGTGGGAGGGGTAAATCTAACAATCAATACTGTATTTCCTGGAACAATAGAGGTGATAGTGGGTGCAGAAGGAGTAGTAAAAGGCTCATTTGCAGCAGGCATTATTGCGGCAGACATCGTTGTAGAAGGCATCGTTGTAGAAGGCATCGTTGCAGGTGGTATGATAATGGTATTCGTTTGAGAGGATGGCAATGTTTCAAATGACATCCCCGTATTTACAATGGTATTTATCATATTTGCTCTTTTATTTGTCTGTCGTGGAACAATACTTTGCCCAGGAACATAGAGCATTCGGTCAGTAATAAAACGAACAGGCAATCCCTGATTGGAGAGATAACTTTGATTTTCAATCATATATTGTGGCAATATAGTATGATATTTAGTAGAAACATATTCATGATGTTCATTCGTAATCGCACGGTTGATAGAGGAAATGGTTTGATTCGTACTTTGTATCGTGGTATAATAACTGGAAAGGGTGCTATGATAATCTTGAAAGGATGTAAAATTCATACGAATTCCTGCATAGTTTCCATACATACGACCAATGGTGCTTTGATAACAAAACATGGATGAAAAATCACAGTCTTCTTGTAAATCGCGTAGACAATGAAAAGTAGATTCGATACTAGAATGGGTATCGCCGCCATGATACTGATAACCTGATACGAAATGATAATTTCCAAGAATCGTACTCAGATTCGTTTCTAAATGCTTATAAATGCATTTATATTGTATAAGGCTTGTTTTTAATGATTTAAATGAATTGGCGTGCAGACCATACGCCGATAATTCCTGGTTGGAAATCGTTTGATATTGTTTTTGAATATCATTGTGAAGAGAGGTGTGAAGAGTATCATGAATGGTGATAAATTTATTTGTCTCTTCATCATGTATCCATTGATATTTATTAATATTTCGTAGTTCAAAGGTAAGAGTTTGACGAAAGATATCTAAAGAATTTTGATTCAATTGACCAATCGTATAATAGATATCACTTTGTAGTCCCTCAAATGTTCCCATCACAAGATTCATGATTGCATCAAATGTGAATGTACCCGTATTAAGAAATGGTTTGGCACGTTGTGTAGCCAATAATTCTTTCAGAATAGGATAATAATAGGCATTAAATGCGATGACTTCCGTAATTTCAGGAAAACTATCAATGTGTTGCTGTGTATAATAGGTTGTCATGATGTTTTCTTTGGTATGAGCGCCATAGCGTTTATTATTGGTTTTAGATGAAAAACAATCACCAGGTTCATTAAATAGTACAGAAATATCTCGTGTATTCATAAAAATATCACGAAATGTTTCATACGTAATAAGATTAAAGGGCGGTGTATTATTCGCCTGATAGGTTAATTCATTTCCCATTTGAGTACGGGAGGTATAAGCTCCATCAGGAATGGAAAGTGTTGTCATGAGAGGAGTACCTGATGCATTAAGACGTCCTTGCTCTACAATGCCCATGGCGGAACCATTTGTCGCACCACATGTTGTTGTGACACATGTACTAATACAGCATGGTTGTACACCATCCTTTAGTAAAAAAGTAACAAATGAACTGGTAAAGGCGCCATCAGCTGTTACGCCAATTGAATTATTAGGAAATGAAATTTGTACCAATTGTAATTTAGTAACATTTTTATAAATACGTGGAAGTTTAATGGTAAAATTCATGGGAGAAGGATATACTTTTGCATCACGGCTGTCCGAGCGAAGACAAAAGAGGGATATTTTTGCTCCTTTTGGTGGATTTAAATACACTAAATCTTTATAGGATGTAATATCTGTTTTTGTATCATATTCTGCATATTGATTGGTAGGATTATCTTTACTCAATTCCTTACCAGGAATATTCAATGATTTGGATTGAAGAATCATGTAACGAGGATCTTCTTCTCTCCCAATACGCTGATCTTCCGAATTAGATACACTATCATCTGTGTCATCTGTATCATATGTGTCATCTGCATCGTCCGTATCATCTAAATCGTCAGAAACATCCGATTCATATGGTTCATAATATTGTCCCTGAATGGTATTCATTCTATCTACAACGTACACATACTATCTTTATATTAAAAGAATGATATAAAGAACGATAGGTATGATAAGAATAAATGTCCTGGAATAGAGCCGTGCAAGGAAATGCAAATACATTTGCCATTGGTAATTTAAATCAATTTCAAGTATCTCCTTTTAATCCGACAACCACTACCGATTTTACCGTTTTATCTAATAGTCTTTCTACGTTTTCGACATGTTGTGGAAATGTCTCTACTATTTTTAATTTTACTACTTATACCTTATCCATTTCTACTATTATACCTATAAGTAGTGATTCATCGCAAACAGTTACAATGAATGCATCTACATTGCAGATGAATGCAAATGCAATGAACATGAATATCGCTACCGCGCTAACCATTTCAACACCACTTATCACTTTTTCTACACTGGTAGGAAGTACCATTACAGCGAATACAATATCATGTAGTAAGCTACAAATTAGTACAATCAGTACAAATAATGGAAGCCCTCTTACAATTACAAATGATATGACAGTGGTAGGATGTGCACAATTTAGAGGATGTGTATCTACGATTTCTACGAGTATGGCATTGGATTCGAATGTATGGGGTAAATATTTGTTTGTGAATAAGGCAGAACAGTCGCTAATCTTGTCGCTCAATACACTTGCATCTCCTGGTACGTATATGGTGATTAAAAATGTTGCATCGACGATTGGTAATAATGTAACTGTGAATGTTGCACCCTATGGAGATTTTAGTACATATACCATTTCATCATTTTCTACATTACGACTGATGAGCATGCCCGATGGATGGTATTCGGTGTAATTATATTGTATAAATAGTACAAAATAGTAATGCGAAATGGATCAATAATATAGAAATAATTATATTTTATTGAATGACAAATATCACGATTAATGCAAGTATATTAACGATTTCTAGCATAATAATGGAATCCGGTACTTATTCCAGAATAATAAATAATACAGGGGCGAAAGAGCCTTCAATATTAAGTAAGGTTATCACATGAGGAATATATAGTGTAAATAATATATGAGAAACACATAGGAATGTCTTCTGGCGATTTTACATATTTAACTCTCCGAAATGTAACAGCATATCAAACAAATAATGCCTACGTTCCGAGTGGATATATTTTAACAACCAGTTCAAATGGTAAGGCAAATTGGAAAGATGTAAATGAACTTGTTTTTACGAGTATTGCATCAAGTGTTGTAACGGATGGTGCAACAATGAATACAATTACATCTAGTATTTTATCCCAATCTACTGTTAGTACGCTTACCTCAAAAATTCTAACGAATGATAATATTAGTACCATTGCTGGCATTATCTTAGCAAATACACGTATTACCACAGATCAAATTGTAATAAATAGTGCAACATTTCAATAGAAATGGAGTGAGAATGAAATGGAAAACAAAAAAACGAAAGCCATAGGATCCATGCGCATACAAACCAAATCTTAAATATCCGGACCAACCAACAGGATGCCAGCGGGTGGAGGGTTATTACAACTTGTCGCCACGGGAAAGCAAGATTTATTTTTAACGGGAAATCCCCAAATTAGTTTTTTTAAAATGGTGTATCGTCGTCATACTAGCTTTGCAACAGAATCGCAGCCGATGTATTTTGATGGTACCCCCAATTTTGGACAACGAATTACCTGTCTGATTCCACGTCGTGGTGATTTACTGGGTAAAGTCTATTTAGATGTCACCTTACCGCAGATCAAAGATACATCTGGCAATGTCTTATCCTATACTAATTCCATTGGAAATGCCTTGATTCAAGAGATTACGTTTGAGGTGGGTGAACAGGAAATTGATAAGCAAACAGGGGAATGGATGGAAATATGGACACAGCTCACAACACCTGCAGGGCAGCGCGATGCGTTAAATGAGATGATTGGGCGTGTGGAGTTATATAACCCTCCGAACCTCATTCCAGGTGCAAAATCGGCAGGATTACGTCTATTGATTCCGCTCCAGTTCTATTTTTGTAATAATCCTGGTCTATACATTCCACTGATTGCCTTGCAGTATAGCCAGATTCGTATTAATATCACATTACGTCCTCTTCAGCAGCTATTTTGGGTGCCTCCACCTCCCGATCAGGTAGATTGGGTACCTGCTTGCTCGACATCAGTGGATTGCACGTCACAGATTGTGAATATGATGTTGTGGGGTGATTATGTGTATTTGGATGTGGAGGAGCGACGTATGTTTGTGAGCGCATCACATGAATACATTATTGAACAAGTGCAGTATACACCACCTTATTCCATCACAGCGCAGCAAACAACAGCAACGATTTCAGTAGAATTTAATCATCCCATTAAGGAATTTATCTTTGTGGTGCAACGTGACTCGATGATGAATCGCAACGAATGGTTTAATTATAGCAATTTGGCGATTGGTCAATATACACCTGCATTAGTACTACCCTATTTGAATTCGAATGCTCCAGCGGGTCGTATGGATTTAATTGCAACAGCCAAGTTACAATTGGACGGATATGATCGATTTGCAGAAAGAGTACCTCAATATTTTCGTTTGGAGCAACCCTATGATCATCACACCACGACTCCGGTCAATGCCTTTATTTATAATTACAGTTTTGCATTACGACCAGAAGATGCTCAGCCCACAGGAACGATGAATGCAAGTCGAATTGATAGCATTGTATGGCAGATTCAAATGAATCCAGTACTAAGTAATCCTGTGATGCCTGCTTCCGAACAGCGAGGAAATTGTCATATTGTCGTATACGGACATAACTATAATGTATTTCGTGTGATTAATGGATTTGGTGGATTACTCTTTACAATTTAAATTGAAGAATAAGGAGAGGTAAAAAAGTCACAGTAGAGAGTAATGGGAACAGGTGTATCCAATCTTAAATTTTGGGAAGAGCAACCCTCCCTATTTGGTAATGATGAGGATGGTGCAAATAATAGTATTTATCTATCCTATAATGTATTTCTTGGACTATCGTTGTTAGGAGGATTTTTAGCATTAGACCATTTATATTTGCGGTCCCCTGTTACATTTTTAGCAAAAATCATTGTGAATCTATTATGCTTTGGAGTATGGTATTGGTATGATGCCTTACAAGCCATATGGAACAGCGATGTCGTTAAATTATATGGATTATCGGTTCCCGTATTGGGACCGAAGGGAATTGGAGCAGGTGTACTTGCTAAGGAAAAGCCGAGTAAATTGCATTTGAATTTCTTAATTTATTCCATGTGTCTTATCTTCGGAGGGATATTTGGTCTGGATTCTTTTTTGGTAGGGGATAATCGTTCGGGAGTAATTCGTCTTATTTCACTCATTACTATCATTGGTACTCCTATCGCCATTTGCTGGTGGTGTTACAATTTATTTATGTATTTTACTGATACGGAATATGTCATTAACATGAATGGACCCTATTTTGGCAGACCAGGTGGTTCTTTCGCATCCAGATTATTAGGATTTATTCCTTCCTTTTTGGTGCCGATTATTAAAGTATTTGTTGATCCTGTGACAGAAGCAATTGCATTAGGAGATAAGACGGTAGATAAATTGCCTGAAGTTGCACGTGAAATTACGGGTACATTCAGGGGGTTGGTTAATGCGTCGCGACAAGTGGGTAATATTAGTCCACTATCAGCGCTTGCGACAGATTCTGCATTACAAGCAGAATCTGATGTGCAACGCGCGAAGATCGCGCAGCAATCACAACAGACAGGTCCACAGACAGGTCCATCGCCAAGTGCTCCACCGCTAAGTCAACAACAGGGTGGCGGTTCTATGATCGATAGTGACTTAAACGCATTACCCTATACCCTACTAGGTACCGTTGCTTTTATTTCCATTGCAGGATTTGCTGTGACATATTATCGATCCAAAAAGAATGTCAAACCAGAAGCAGATGATTCCCCTCCCGAGCCAGGAGTTCTTCGAAAGCCTCATCAAGAAGAACCCACAGGTACCGCATGATCCGATCGTAATTTTGCGCTTCAAAGCCGATTGGTGTATTCCTTGTAAAAGAATTGATACAAATCTTCTACTTAACCTAAGTGATAAAATTAAATGGTATGAATGTGATTTGGATCAGAATGACTATACCCCTGGTTATTGTGGAGTAAAATCAATCCCCTGTTTTCTAGCGATTGTGAATGGTAATTGTCAGCCCATTTTTCAGAGCTCAGATACGATGAAGGTAGCAGAATGGATTAAGGGTGGATTTAAACAATGAAAACAGTAATTTTATGAAATAGAAACACGATAACATATGATATCAAATATCACATGTGATAGTAAATAGTTTAATTCGCAAATAAGAGTCGTCCTCGTCCTCCTGTCACCTCGTAAACATCCCATCCTTCGGTAAAGACACGGCATTCTGATTTACGCTGTGTCAGTATAGCATTCGTATTAATATTTGCCAATTCTACATATAGTGTGGGACGATCCGCCGTTGTAAAATTCACCGTTCCTTCTGGTTGACGTGGAGCAGGATACAACGTGCCATATTGTTCTCCACGCGACCATTTCATGCTACCGATTTCTTTTCCACTTGCTTTCTCATCTTTTACCAACTGAACGATATCTTGCCATAAAAAAGGCTCATGTAATAGTTCACGATCTCGCCCTGCAATCACCAGTTTGATGCGATAATAAAATGCACCATAGGGTTCAGTAAAAGGTTGTGCTGCAGTTGGAGAATGTGTTTTAAAAAAATCGTTACTGAAATCGTCCAACCGATTATTATCCAACACATTATAATTACGAAAGAACCAAAAGATACGCTCTGTCGGATGACGTCCATCTAGCCGTCGTGTGACAGCAGCAGTCCCACCCTTATCCAAGGGAATATAATCCAATTCACCGAATGTAAAATTATTTTCAAATTGGCGGCGAAAGGGGATTTGAATGGGAGTAGAACGAAGCATTTCTTGGACATCGGGTGGAACATAGTGTTGAATGGTAGATAACAAAATAGTGGGTTGTCCGATTTGTGCGAGGGAAAGAGGGGCAAAGATGTAAGGAGTGCCATCAGGAAAGTTGTAGGTGAAAGAGGGGACGTTCCATGGGGCAGGCTTATAAATGGTAGCGTCGCTGCATACGACCAAATCTTCTATGTTGCGAAGGGTACATTTGATGCGAAATCGTTGCCATGCCATGGCAACAAGAGGAAATCCTGCATCACCAGGGCACTGCATTCCAGGAAGGGGAAGGACAATGCGAAGATGACCAGGTGTCGCCCGAAGCTGAATCCCACGATCGGTGGGTATATTGGTATATGGATTCACCGTATCGGCTAGACCTCCCACCGTTTGCTGAAGAAAGCTACTATTCCATGAGCCCTCTGTCAGTTGCTTTGCCAATAATCCATCACCACTCCATTCTTGTAATAGAAATTGGTCTTGATAGACCTGAATACTTTCAAATAGAAAATATCCAACATAATTAACATATCCGTAGGATAAGTGTGCCATATCATTGGTTGTAATGGGATAGAGTCCATTTGCGGTAGATGGTGCACTAACTTGTTTTTCAGGAAGATAGGGAAGAGGTGGGAGCCATGATGGCAGGTCAATTTCAAGTGCGCATTCGGTCATCACATCGCCATAGGGGTCAATTTCTACTTCAAAGGTGTTACCGAAGGTTGTTCCATTGATGGGGACTTCGGTTCTACGCTCGGCTAAGTGATGAATGGAGGACTGGTACCGAGCATCATAAGGAAAGTAGCTCTCTTTTGAATCTTTTACAAAATAGGTATCTTTGACACCGCGTGCTACTAATTCAAAAAGAGCACCTTGACCACTGGATTGATTGATGGTAGTCATTCTATTTTATAGAAGTCATTCTAATGTTATTTTATGCTCTTGATTTATCCTCTTGATTTATCCTCTTGAATTTTACTAATTAATAAGTTGGCGAACGAATGATGTCAAAATAGCGGATAGAAGGGACATACCTAGTGCCATAGGTACATTAAAGCGATAAATAAGAATGATAAAGACAGCAAGGGAGGAGAGCAATCCGATGGCAATTGTTTCTACGATTGTACCCATTTGGGTAGACGCCATATCACGTTTTGTCATTTTTGAAACAATCAAACGAGAAAGACTTGCCGTAATGATAGATGAAATGACCATAAACATGACGACCTCTGACCAGCCCAAATGATAGGAAATCGCAGCAATGTAGACAGCCGCAACATTGAGCGAGGAAATAGCGAGCGCTTCAAACGTAACAAGGGTACTATTCATCTACTATGATGATCATAAAATAGTATTAAATTTGATAGATACTTTCTATCGTAGAATACATCATATCAATGCTACATGGCGAATCTCGTCATTGTCGAATCTCCAGCAAAATGTCAAAAAATCCAAGGATTTCTTGGAGTTAACTGGCGTGTGGTGGCTAGCATGGGTCACATTCGCGCCTTAAAACATGAATTACAAGCGATTGGAATCGACAAGGATTTTGAACCCAGTTATGAATATAGTAAGGAAAAAGCAAAAGCCATCAAACAATTGAAAGAAGCAGCGGTAGATGCAACGCAGATCTATTTGGCAGCGGACGACGATCGAGAAGGAGAAAGTATTGCCTATGCGGTGTGCTTGTTATTGAAACTCAATCCTCGAACGGCGTTACGATCCGTATTTCACGAGATTACAGAGAAAGCAGTGAAAAAAGCAGTCGCCGAACCACGTCACCTGGATATGAATCGTGTTCATGCCCAACAATCACGTGCCATGCTCGATATGATGCTTGGATTTACCTTGAGTCCTCTCTTATGGCGTTATGTTGCTCCTGCCCTATCGGCAGGGCGTTGTCAGACACCTGCCTTGCGTCTTGTGGTAGAACGAGAAGAGCAGATTCGTACGTTTGCCGCCGCATCTAGTTGGCATCTTTATACACAGTGGTCACATGATGATTTCACTTTCTCCGCTGAAATGGAGGATGAATTGGAAGACAAGGAGTCCGCCGTGAATTATATGGAATCCATTTATCAACAGCCGATGGGGACTATCATAGAAACAGTTACAAAACCATGGACAGAATCCGCCCCGCTTCCACTAATTACCAGTACGCTTCAGCAGCAGGCGTCTGCGATGTTTTCCATGAATCCAAAGCAGACGATGTCGGCAGCGCAACGTTTGTATGAAATGGGACATATTACCTATATGCGAACAGATCATGCGATTCTTTCAGAAGAGGCGAAGAAGGATGCGAAAGAATGGGTGAAGGAGAATTATGGGGAGGAGTTTGTAGGAGAAGAAGTGAAAAAGAAAAAGCCGAAAGTGGCAAAGGCAGACGAAGCACAAGTAGCAAAGCCACAAGAGGCTCATGAAGCCATTCGTCCTACTCATATGGAGGTGACTCACGTATCAGATGTTTCGGCATATGAAAAGAAAGTGTACCATTTGATTTGGCAGCGTTCCATTCAATCGGTGATGGCGGCGGCACATGGAGAATATTATCGAGTGAAAACGCAGATCGAAGGAGATGCCGAATTTACATGGATGAGTCAGTGGAAACGGACGTTATTTGAAGGGTGGAAACAAGCAGGAAAGGTGATGGAATTGGATGAGTCTGATGAAACACAGGATAGTACAAAAGATGACACACACGATAGTATATGGGAAAAAGCAGTTGCCCTACAAGTAGGTGACGTGATACAATGGAAGACAATGTATGCAGAATCAAAAGAAACAAAGGCGCAAGGGCGATACACGGAGGCGACCTTAGTGAGAGAATTGGAGAAGCATGGTATTGGGCGTCCATCTACTTTTGCATCCTTGTTGTCAGCGATTCAGGACAAGAATTATGTGGAGATTAAGGATATTCCTGCGAGAGAAGTATTCATCACGGAATATGTGTTGACGGCGAATCAGTGGCCAGCGAATGAAAACGCAACAAAGAAAAAGGTGGGGGCGGAAAAGAATAAATTGGTGCCGACCGAACTGGGACAATCTGTGCTTACCTTTCTGCTTCAGCATTTTACGGATCTATTTGATTATGATATGACATCGCATATGGAGAAACGATTGGACCGTATTGCCGAAGGAGCAGAACCGTGGAAGCAAATCTTGCATGATATCTGGCAATCGTATCAAGAGAGATATCGTACGTTGTTACAAGGAGGGCAAAAAGACAGAACGAATGCAAAAGTGCGAGAATTTACAAATGGATTAAAGGCGGTTCAATCGAAGAAGGGTCCACTTCTCTTGATCGAAGGAGCAAAAAAAGAGGATACGCAATTCATTGGGTGGCCAGCAAATATTTCGTTTGAAGAAATGACGGAAGAAATCGCCCGTTCGTTTCAAAGAGAGGAAAAGAAAAAGGAAATCGGAACATGGAAGGACCAACCGATTGAAAAGAAATCAGGAAAATTTGGTGAGTATCTGCAATGTGGCGATGTATCGATTCCATTTATAGAAGAAGACGTAGAAAAAACGATAGAACGATTGGAGGCAAAAGTAAATAGTTCAGTGATAAAAGAATTCAAGCACTACACGATTCGTAATGGGCAATATGGACCGTATATTGTTAAAACATCGGTAAAGAAAATGCAATTTGTATCGTTGCCGAAAGGATTAGATGGTGCCACGCTAACAGAGAAGGAGGTGGAGGTATTGTATCAGGCGGGATTGGCGAAAAAGAAATGGTCTAAGAAATAAAATACAACGAATCAATAGAAAACATGTCGGGAGAAAATGGGGTACAAGTCATTAACGGTACGGACCCTTTGTCTCAGAACATACCGCCTCGGTCGCGTTCTGTGTCGCCAGTGCGTAATGCGACTTCCGAAACAGCAGAAGAAGGAAAGCCAAAACGATTTCTAAATGGATGGACGAAGGAACAGGAGCGTTTAATGGCAGAATGGAGTGACATTGCCTTGTGTTATCGATGGCTTCATGACCGTTCCGAGAAGCATTTTCATAGTAAAACGATTTGGATTAATTTACCCGTCATCATTTTATCAACATTAGGTGGAACAGCCAGTTTTGGAGTTCAATCTATTTTTAGTACAGATTCTTCCAAACAACTTGCGAGTTTTATCATTGGTGGTATTTCATTAACCGCTGGATTGCTCACAACGATTGGAAACTATTTACGGTATGCGCAGTTGGAGGAGTCGAATCGTGTGGCATCGATTGCCTGGGGTAAATTTCAACGTCTGATTGCGGTAGAAATTGCGCTTCATCCAAATGAGCGCATTGATTCACTTGATTTTTTAAAGATTTGTCGTGCGGATTTGGATCGTTTGATTGAACAGTCACCACCGATTCCAACCGAATGCATTCAAATGTTTGAATTACAATTTGGACACATCAAAGATCTAAAGAAGCCAGATATTTGTGGAGAGCTGTCACATACGCATATTTTTGAGAGTTCTGAAGAGCGCTTAAAGCAAGTGGCGGTGGACGCTGCATTATTATTGAAACATAAGAAAAATACCTTACATGAATTATTGGCGCCGCAAATACAAGCGCGTATCAAGGAGCAAGTAGAAACGCGTATTCAAGAGGCATTGAAGGAGCAGAAGGTTAGATTGATGAAAGAAATAGAAGAGGAAAAGATCGAATCTCAGAGAACGAAAGAAGATTTTGATAAAATAATGGAAAATCGTCAGAAGAAGATAGAAGAGGAAATTGAATTGGAAAAGAAGAAACTGGTTCCTACTGAATCGATGTCAAGAGAACTTCCATTTGAGAAACGATTTTATACGAGAAAGCACTCTGATTCCTATGATAAATGGACGGCAAAGAAATCGCCTGTGTTATCATCGATAGCATCACCGCAATCCACAACGGATTTTCTACTGGGAGATTCACAAAATATAGTTATCGCAAATCCTCTTTTTAATCAAGTAGAAATTCAAATAGATATGACAGAAAACAATGAACACAAAAATTGAATAGAGACATGATATAAATAGAATGGTAACTAGATATTATAATGCGTGTCTCAAAGAAGACCGTTGTTCAAATCCTTCAACAGGCAATTCATATTGAAGCCTCGTGGGATAAGACAACCATACGAAGTATTCATTTTGCCATTTTAATGAAGCGTGGAAAAGTATTAGAGGTCGCATGTAATGCGATTGGTTCACGGACAAGAGGATGTGGATATACGAATCGAACCATTCATGCAGAGCGTGCAGTTCTTAAAAAAGTGGGAGACCATACGAAATTAGATGGTGCCATTATGATTGTGATACGAATTTCAAGAGGGACGAAAGAGCTTATGAATTCTGAACCGTGTGATACGTGTCGTCCTCATTTAGAAAAATGTATGAAAGAGCATGGATTAAAGTGTGTCTATTATTCTTCTTAACATCGATATAAATAATATATTATTTTTATTGATATAAATGAACGATTTACTTTTGCCACACCTCAAAGAAGTTCATATAGGTATCTGGAAATTTGTTGTAAAGACGGCATTCCCATCCACCATTTTGAACATAGACACGCTTCAAACCATTTTTAGTCAAGGTGTCATCGATAAACTTCTTATGAGCTTCCTCATAATAATCATTTTCCATGATCACCAGATTGATATTATCCATGATATCTGGCATATCCATCAAAATATAGTAGAATGCACCCTCGCAATCGAGAATGAGGGTATCAAACGCAATCCTATACTTATCGCGTAGTTCCTCCAAGGTAATGGTCTGAACCGAGTGATAGCCAGGAAGAACCCTATCACTTACAATGGTATCCCATCCACACTGAATTAATTTACGCTTTGATAAAGCGGAGGCTTCAATGTGGAAATACATATGATTTTTGTCACGATTTTCTTGGAGTTGAGAGGCGATTCCAGCGTCGGATTCTAGTGTCACAAAGTTAGTATTATCTTTCTTTGACAAAATAGACTGAATCAACAGTGAATTACGACCGACATTCGCACCGATTTCTAGCACCTTCTCGTTTCCTGTCAGAAATCGCATTGCCATGCCCTGCTCTGGAAATTCCTGTGTCATGCTTCCATGAACCAGCTTCAATGTCTTATGAATCTCTGTTAGCTTCTTCTCAATGATGGCTTGATTTGTCTCATCCAAATCGTATGGATAAATGTCCTGAATGGCTTGAGGAATGATATGCATGTAGATTTGTTGGGTTGCCAGATCGATATAGGCTTGATGGGTATGATCAACAATGGTTTCTACACCATTATCTGTCACAATGGTGACTACTTTGAGAACACGGGGAATAGGATCCGTGTACAGATAGGCACGGTCATCATCACCTTTTGGGATGACAGCAACGTTCTGACGTACAAAATGGCTCAGAACCTTATTCGTAATGTCCAATTGACGTTGAGGAAGTCCGTATAGAATTTTCATGATGTATTCGCGATATATATAGTTATTATTTTATTTATTTAGGTTCTATTATTAAAAATGATGGCATATTTTAAATAATAGAGATTCGGTCGGGACAGGAGTCGAACCTGTGATCTATCGAGTAACAATCGAGTGCCTTAACCACTTAGCCACCCAACCTCTCCACTCTTTCCGTAGAAACAAAAGGCGAATTTTAAACGCACACATTGTGTTCATCTACGAAAACCAAAATATCGTAGAAGGTAGATGGAGAAAATCTGTGCAGTCTGTGCCAAAGAGCCCTCCGCCCATTCCTTCAAAAAAATATCGGAGAAAAATGGAGTGTGCACCTTTTATACCAAACCATCAAGTGCCACACGCTATGACGATACGGCTGGTGTCATTGCACACATTGATAATGCTTTGCATCTTATAGGTAATAAAAAATGGATTTGGCTATTTGATAGTGACGGATTTGAAGCACGGCATGCGATGGCATTGCAAACAGGGCAAGGGATTTTACAGTTGATTGAGCAGAAATATGGCAATTATTTACAGCAGATTATACTTATTAATAACAGTTGGCATATTAAAGCAGTCGTAAAAGCTGGTTCGATGTTATTGGACGATACCTTGCGTTCAAAAATTAAAATGCTGGATGATAGAATGTATAGTGTGCTTGAATTTGTATAATTGACGATGCTTTATTTTACTTCTAGATAATAGAAATGTCAAATCGTATCTTTGTTTTTAATAGAAGTACTGTATTGAAAAATACAGATATGTTTCTTATGATTCATGCGATGAATGTGATGTTGCCAGCATTTTGTAAGGCATGGTCATTAAAACAATATACATGTATTGCGGCTCCTTCTACTACAAAACCAGGTACAAATGGAATGTATTGTGTGTTTCTAGATAATAGTACGTCACCAGGTGCCCTTGCGTTTCATACAGAATACGATAACGTACCCTATGGAGAAATCTTTGTGAAGACCATATTACAATATGGTGGATCGGTATTGATGGGAGCGAATCATACGGTTCCTACCGTTGCACAAGCATTTGCGCATGAAATCTTTGAGATGTTGGTGAATCCCAATGTGAATGTGTGGTGGCAGACGTCGAATACCACACTTGTTCCAGCCGAAGTATGTGACCCTGTGCAAGGTCGTATTGTTCCCATTAAAGTAGGTGCGGTTACTGTGGGAATGAGTGATTATGTTTTACCTGAATGGAATGATCCGCAAAGTAAGAATGGTCCTTATAATTTTCTAAATACGTTAACGCGTCCTTTTCAAATGGCGAAAGGAGGCTATTTGATTTATATGAAAATGGGTGTCATTTCGTTTGTGTTTGGTGAAAACGTAACACCATTTGTACAATATCGTTCACAGAATGTGTTAGAATTTATCACAGCGAAATACCAGAAGATGGGAGAGCCGATTGCAGAACTTGCTGCGCCAGCTGTAGAACCTGTCGCCCAGTGAAAAGGGCTTAAAGCTACTTTGATTATAATACTTGTGGGGAAACTCACGTATGTGCGAGTATAGCAAAGCCTGGCCAATGCGACGGATTTAAGACCCGTTGGAGAAATCCTCGTGGGTTCAAATCCCACTGCTCGCAATTACTTTTTTTGAAATCTACTACGATTTGAAAAAAAGTATTTTCTATAAAATTGAAATCTTACTTATTTCTCTTATTTCCTCGCATCCTAGTTAGGTTATCATCTTCTTTGTAAGAAACAAACCCTTCCGACCGCGTCATGCACAACAAGACTAATACAACAAGAAGAGCAGCAATGATATGAAGTATATTTGTACGCATTCTATACTTGTATATTTCAAATAAAACCGGAATAGACATTTTCCGCAGTGTTTCTGAAATAACATG